CAAGATTGTTTTATCGAGAAATATGGAGTAGAATTTAAAATTTATAAACATTCAGAAAAGTATTTACTCTGTGCAAACACACAGAACGGCAATAAATTCTTAGATTTAGTTCGCCCTTTCATTATAAAAAGTATGAAATACAAAGATTTAAATTCCACGAATGCCTAGCTCTTCTGTATAATCAGAAGATGAAGATGTAGTCTGAACTTTATAGCAATATAAAGAAGTAAAGTATAAACAACTTTACGATAACAAAATGACTGTTCGTATCATGAAGGAACCAGAAATCACTGTTAACTCATATATGCGTGGTACTCAGATTACTCCGCAGGACCTTGAGGACACTGACTTCCAGCTGACTATTGATCAGGCTAACTACTTTGCATTTAAACTAGATGACATCGAAGTTCAGCAAGCTCATCACAACTGGATGGACCTAGCAACTAACCGTGCTGCCTATAAGATGGCTGATGAGTACGATCAGAACGTTCTCGGTTATCTTGCTGGTTACGAGTATGATCGTTCAGCTGGTACATGGTCAGCCCGCACTACCTATCCGGGTACTAAGGCTCAGACAAGTGCTGGTTCTGACGAGTTGCTTTCAACTAACAAGCTGACTCGTGCAAACTTCGTGTCTGGTGGTTCAAGCTCAGAGTCAATCGCTACTGGCGTTGCTGGTACTTTTGACGCTACTCCGCTTGCAATTTTAAACCGTTTGAATCGTCTTCTTGATGTCAACAACGTTGATAAGGAAGGTCGTTGGGTCGTTATTGATCCAGTTTTTGCTGAAATCCTGATGGATGAAAACTCCAAGCTGGTCAGCAACGATTACATGGAGAACCAGAATGCTGGTGGTGGTCTGACCAACGGTAAAGTTGTTCCCGGCAAGATTCGTGGTTTCCGCGTCTACATGTCAAACAACCTACCTCTGATTGGTACAGGTCCGGGTACTGCTGATAACAACGGTTCAAGCTCTCACTACGGTATCATTGTCGCTGGTCATGATTCTGCTGTCGCTACGGCACAACAGATTGATAAGACCGAGACATATCGCGATCCGTTCAGCTTTGCTGATGTTTGCCGTGGTATGAACCTGTATGGCCGTAAGATTCTTCGTCCTGAAGGTCTTGTCCGCGCCATCTATAACATCAACGCCTAATTAGGGAGAATATAATATGGCTACAACTACACTTACTCCTTCTACAGGCGGTACGACCCACGAGACCCGTATGGATACGAAAGGCCTTTATTGGGCCGAGTTCCTGATTGATCTGGGTACTGGTGGTAACTTCCAAACTGCAAAAGGTTCAGCTCTTGCTGCTTCTGAAGTAATTGAATGCATTAAGCTTCCAGCGAATACTGTTGTTCTCGCTGCTTACGCTCAGAAAGAAACCGCTATGACTGGTACTAGCACTGATGCGACTATTACGCTTCAGGTTGGTTCTAACGCTTATAGCTCTGCCCTAGATTATGACGCTGCGTCTGTAGGTGCTTGGACTGTTCCAGTAGCTCCGACTGCAACTCTTATGACAGTGGTTACTACTGCAGATACTCTCGACGTTGTATTCAGCGCTTTCACTGGTACTATTACTGGTGGCAAGATTCGCGTCAAGGCTCTCATTAGTGACATGACTAAGACAAATCTACCGGGCGGTATCGCTGCTCTAGGCTCTTAATTTTTGATACGGGTGGGGCCTCTGAATCAAGCTCCACCCCTTTTATTAGGAGAAAGAAATGTCCGAGGTTACTTTAAGAACTTGTGCTAATGCTGCCCAGACTTCTGTAGCATCTACCGCAGGTTCGAAAACTATTCTAGCTGCAAATGCTGCACGTCGAGGGGCAATCATTCAGAATACTAGTACCGATGTTCTTTATCTATTATTCGGTGGAGGTACTGCTGATACGACTGTCACTCATACTGTGCGGCTGGCTAGTAACGCTTACTATGAAGTTCCCTTTGGTTTTACTGGTGCTATCACTGGTATCTCTAGTGGAACTAACGGCGCAGCAAATATAACTGAATTTACATAAGGAAAAATAAATGGATTATACACTCGCTGAGCGTATTAAACTTGCAGTAGGCATGGGTCGTGATCCGACTGAACTCCAAGTTCTTGATACTCTCGATACTATGACCGCGACTGCAGCTGAGATTAATAAACTCGCTGGTGTTTCTGGCGGTACAACTACAGCTTCTAAAGCTCTGGTAGTTGGCTCCAACAAAAACTTAGATACTCTTGTAATCGCTGACAGTGGCCTCAAGCTTGGTTCTGGCGCAGGTACTGCTGTTACAGCAACTGCTGCAGAAATTAACGCTCGTTGTGCTGCAGCTTCTCGTATTGTCAGCGTTACTGATGCAACCCCGTATACCGTTCTGGCAGCTAACAGCGGTAAGATGCACATTCTGCCAGACTTTACTGCTAGTACGACTATCAATCTTCCGGCTGTCGCTGCCGGACTTGAGTATAGGTTCATTGGTAAAGCTGTTGCCGCCGATGCTCAGGACTGGGTATTCGTCGCCCCTGCAAGTGCCTACTTCCTTGGTGGCGTAGAATTCCTTGATAACGACGCTGGTGATGCTGCTGACGAAGTACATTCTGGCGTATACCCGAACGGTTCTTCGCATCTGACTCTCACTGTAGTCACTCCAGCTGCTGGTACGGAATTGTATTTCGTATGTGATGGTACTAACTGGATCGTAAATGGCTGGGTAAACTCTGCCACTGTTCCTGCATTTAGCTAATAAGGAATATAAATGGGATCGACTTATCTTGACTTAACTAACAGAGTTCTAAGACGACTTAACGAAGTTGAGATCGAGTCGTCAGATTTTAGTTCAGTTCGTGGAATCCAAGCTGCAGCTAAAGATGCTGTTTTAGATACTGTGAGGAATATTAACTCACAGAAATTTGAATGGCCATTTAACGCTGCATCTGGAACACAGGTACTAACAGTAGGTCAGGAAGAATATTCTTGGCCTACTGATTTACGTCGAGCAGATTGGGATAGTTTTTATATTCAAGCAGACGATACTTTAAGTATTAAAACAACTCGTCTTCAATTTGTAAACAGAGATGAATGGTATAGATACGGACGACCTGCTGATCTTGACTCTACTACTGATGGTCTCCGGGCACCACGATATGTATTTGAAAGTGCCAACGGTGGTTTCGGAGTAACTCCTAGTCCTGATGAAGCTTATACTGTCAAATTCTCTTACTGGATTAAAACGATTACACTATCTACATATTCAGATACATGTACTATTCCTACAGAATATGACAATGTGATTACTGATGGTGCAATGAATCTTATTTATCTATTCTTAGATAACGACGAACGTGCAGCCGCTGCTATGTCTGCCTTTAACAAAGGATTAGATTACATGACAGAACTTCTCGTTCCTAAAGATCATTATATGTGGGATCATAGAATTACTCGTCCACCTCGCGGAAATAGACGGATGTTTACTTACACTTAAGGAGATATAATGCCTGATCGTATTCAGTCTCAACGAATTATCTGTCAAGGTGGATTGAACACAAGTCAGAATTTTCTTGTTCTATCAGAAACAGCACCGGGTGCTGCTACTAGATTAGTAAATTATGAATGGTCTGTTTCCGGTGGATATCGTAGAATAAACGGCTATGACTATGCTGACTCTGTAGCTCATGAAGTGACTAATGCTACAGACGTAGGAACAGGGCCTGTTCTCGGTATCTTTGGATTTGTCAATTCGACGAGTAATACTTTTGAGTTAATCGCATGTCGTAAAAAGAATGGCACTTCGAATTATAAATTCTACAAACTTAATGCTGGTGTTGGCTGGACAAGTATAAATACTGGGACGACACAAGTCGCTACAAATGTTACTAGAGTTAGATCAGAATCATTCACTGATGAAACGGGAAATAAAATCGCTTTTGTCGATGGTGTCAATAAGCCACTTATTTACGATGGAACTTCTTGGTATCAACTGAGCGCAGCTAACTTAGGTGGTTCAGGTTCTCCGGGTGGAGATCAACTAACTGGAGTTAACAATCCTTCAGTTGTAACTTATTTTAAAAAGACCCTATTCTTTGGTGGTGATCCGGCTGCTCCTGCAATAGCGATCTATAGTGCCCCTGATGATCCATTCACATGGACTGCTGCTGGTGGTGCTGGACAACTTCCGATGGGATTTCCTATCGTACAAATGAAACCATTCCGTGATGAAAATTACATCTTTGGAATCTCTGCAATTAGGAAAGCTTTGGCAGACGAAGCTGCTGGATTTGTCCTTCAAGATGTCACTAATAACATCGGTTGTATCGCAAGAGATTCAGTCACCGAAGTCGGTGGAAACTTAATCTTTTTAAGTCCTGATGGTATTCGTCCTGTTGCTGGGACTTCTAATATCGGAGATGTTCATTTATCCCTTCTTTCTCCGAGTATTCAGAATACAATCAAAAACATCATTACTAACTACGACCTTACAGAATTAAATGTCACTACGATTAGATCGAAGTCTCAGTTCAGGTATTTTATTTCTGACTCTTCTATCCCACAAGCTAGTGCCTACGGATTAATCGGGGCGTTTAATACTTTTGCTGGAAATGGCGGTTGGGAATTCGGAGAGTTGATGGGGATTCATTCTAATACATCTTGGTCTGGTTATGATGAAGATGGTGTAGAAAGAATTTTTCATGGGAATTACGCTGGAATTGTTTACGAACAAGAAGTAGGAAATTCTTTTGCTACCGCTGAAATCACAGCTATTTATACGACTCCTTATCTAGATTTCGGTGACACTGAAATAAGAAAGCTTTTTAGAACACTGAATATTTTTATTAGAGCTGAAGGTGCTTTGACGATCAGTGTATCCGCAGGATATGATTGGGATAGAACGACCGTTCTAAA